TAATATCACATCCTCTAAATATCCCTATCTCTTGTTTGGCTAGTTCTTTGGCACATAGTGTGTTCATCATTATCATATAGTAAGCAACTACATCGTGACTATCGTTCACATTTGTTAATAATGTATTCGTTTTGTTCATCGCAGATGCTAACTCAAACAAATGACAATACTTGTTACTTTTTAGTAGTTCTTTACTTTCATAAGAGTAATTAGATACACAGTTTATTACACGATTCTCAAAGTTATATGAAATCATATTCATTGACTTGTCAAATACTAAATGTAGACATAAAGCTAATCCTCGTCCAATGTTTAATGTCATACACTCCATAATTGGTTTGGGCAGCATATGTATCGTGTTTTCATCCAAATACAGACTGGTTGTATTATGTAACTCGCTAGTAATATCGTATTCGTTATCACATATCAAAGCTAACCATAATGGAACATTCGTAATGCATACGAAAACATCGGTTTGATATTCTGTCGCATATATTCCTATTGCATCGTCCATATCAACACAACCCACTGGATCAATTGTAAAAACTTCCACTACATCGTTGCCAAACGTATTAGCCAATAATGCCAATGATTGTTCACGGTCAAATTTGTGATATGATTTAATTAAACCTTTGAAAGACGGAGACCGACTCAACTGATAACGTGCTAGTTCATAGTTTTGAAACGCAAGTATACTTGTTACGTCACCAAACGTTTCTGTTATGACTCCTTCCGGTCGTTCACCTTTCTTCCAATCGACAAAACGAATCTTTACATACTTATTTACCGAATAACGTGAATTGCCATTATGTTTGATTTCATATGGTACTTTGAAATTCGGTAACAACGGATTACTTGTAACGACCCCATAATATAATTTTCCTGATTTACCATTCGAAAGTGTTTTTCTACCATATGTCGTATTCCCTTCCAATACTAAAATACCAGTTATATCTGTATTCCTATATTCTGACTCTATAACACGTATAGATGGTCTATCATCGCTACTATTGTCAAAGGCTACGATATCATTCACAAATAAGCAATCTGTCTTATCTATAATATAATTATGACTAGAAGGTTCTAGATAAGGTCCTGTTATAATTCCGTTCTTGTTTTCATAGATTACTTTGTATGTAGTATCCATAATACTCAGTATGAGATATTGAACACAATATAGTGACTTATGTTGAAAAGAAATAACAGATAAAAGCTTATTCAATTTTACGAATAAATAATATATGCGTTATTCGCAATTAACTAACACGAACCGAATATGCTGGGAACTACAGACATATATGATAACGCAATCAGACGAGTTCAATTGATTGAAGAAGCAGTGCACAAGACAATACCGAATATACTTGTTCTGGGCGATATAGACAATACTACTCTAAAACTTCCATACAAGACAAAACAAACAGTTATTGGATACAGTCCAACAAACAAAGACAAGACAAGCGATAAACATGAAATAGAATGGATACCACTTGATCCAGTTTCACCATCAACCCCATTGTTAGTAAATGAATCATATGAAATCATTATTGATAATGAGAAACATAAACCAGAAACACACTTGGAAATGGTAACTAATCTTCTCAAATGTCTAAGCTCACGGGGTTCATATATAATTAAAGATTTGCCACTACAACAAGGGCGCATTGTAATAAATATGCTACGCGATTTTGCAAAATCAAATAATCTTTCACTTACATTCTATGACACAAGAATACTAAAATCAAGTATCAAAGATGGCGAACACTCAATTCAAGTCATTTTAACACGAAATGAATAAATCTCAACCACTTGTAAGTAACTCATATACAAATGGGACAGTTATTATCATTATGTACTAGAAATAAGCATAGTAGTAAAAACTATCATATTGAATTATATGATGAAGATGATAATTTAATCAAAACGTTTGACAATGTGAAAGTTGCACATAGGCTTGAGACTTGGTCATATGCATATATCAACTATGTTCCAAGTGAAAATGAGTGTATGATACTAAAAACACATGAACTCCCAGCAAGATTGAGAGGGTTTCATATCTCAAGAAAATGTAGTTGCCTTTCAATATTATTTTGTCAAACAGCAAATCCAGGTAACCCAGATAGCCACGAATATATTGTTCAAGACCAGTGTTATGTGGGTCCAAGCAAGAACGCTGTGTATACATATTTTGACGGCGATATGATTATTAAATGTGGGTACATTGGTGAAGTAAAAGCAAATCGCGTGCTGATAATGGAAGTATAGTATTACGTAATAAATCACATTCTTATTACGTAACATAACATACGTCATTTCTGGTTGTTTGGTAAGAATAAGATACCGAATTGCTACTATACTATACCATACTAAATACTAAATACTATCAACCGAAACTCGAGCTAAGTTCGTTCCATCTTGCACTAAACTAAATGTTTCTACTGCGTTTGAAGCAACTAATGTGTTTGTATCTTGTTTAGTTTGCTCATTATTATTTACACCCTCATCAATGTGACTTATAGCGGGTTGATGAATCTTATTTGATTCAGCTTGGTGTTGTCCGGAATGGTTTGTATGATTTTCACTGGCCTGTTTATCGTCTATAACCTTTGCTGTTCGAACAGTCGTATTTTGCCTCTGTAATAATGACATAAAGATGTGTGGAAGAATCGCAACATTATTCATATAAGTTCTATATTTGAACATACAGACACTAGTATTTTTAGAAAACTCCATACTATACCACCAATATGCAGGTAAATAAAATGTTCGCCCAGGTGTCAATGTTACTTCCAAACAATGTACCTTACTAAACTCTGCCTTATACTTATGTTGTGGATTCCAAGGGTCAATTGGAGTGCTAAATTCAAAATTGTCATAGTCAGTTGTAGGATGTAAATATTTTGAGCTTTTTGGAGACGATAATTTAATTGTAACTGAACCTTGTGTCACCATTATATAGTTTCTATAATTCAATTCATAACGAAATGGAGTTCTTGTACCAGCAGACGCTGTTAAAACATCATAATAACAGTTTGATACCATCGAAGGACGCAAGAAAGAGTCATTGTATCTCATATGTTTAATCAATCCTGTCTCTTCCAAAAAGTCCATATTGTTTTCAGTTAATAAGGTAGATTGCTTGTCTTGTTCAAAGGCAACGTTGGCAGCCTCTAGCGCCAAAGGTATATATGTTTCACCATCATTTTCGCGCACATTCCGAATATTAACATCAAATGCACCGTAGTATTCGGTAATTGTGTTTAGATTACAATTCTCCAATATGTTATCTACATCGTGATCGAATATAACCGGTTGTCGTATATCACATACCTCTTCTAACCGTTCCTTAGAAGGTTGTTCTACTTCATATATGCTTAAATCATCGCTTGTCTTCAAATGGTAGTATATATGTAAATAAACAAACAATACTACAGAAAATACAATTGTCGCCAAAACTGCGTTCATTATGAGAGTCCTGATAAGATATGATAAAACAACTTTTCATATCTTACGCTATTCAATCTTCTATTCTATATTATCTCAAACTGTCTGCTCCAAACCCTCATCTTCGCCATCAGAAATGTCAATCTTATTGTCTTTCTCTGCGATGTTTAATACAATATCTTCTGACTGCTCAGCTTCGTTTGAGTATTGTTCCACAAGATTAGATGTTTTGTTCAAATGTTGCATAAATGTTGTATTCATTTCCATAGCAAATGTCTGAATCTTAGTTAATACATCATGGAATTCAGAAATTCTACGTTCAGCTTCCATCAGACGGCTTACTAATTCATCTTCACGGCGGACTCGTTCCTCCATAAATGCTTGATTAACACTTGATGATTCTTGGTTAACCGTCTGTGGTTGATGTAACCCAGTGGACGTGGAATCTAGAGAAGCTCTTACTTGTTCAAAAATCTCTGGAAGGGTTCGCTCAATATCGGCAATTCGTCGCTCGTGAGTCACCAGCATTTGAGCAGGAGTTAACACGGGCCGTTGTTGTTGTTCTTGATGTTCTTGCGATTGAGATTGTGATTGAGACATTTGCTGTGGAGTTACTGTTTGATAACCAGATGAGGTTTTAACTGGCATAGTTGGTGCGGCTCTTCTACGCCTTGCTGCGGCAATGGAACTACTACTACTCATAATATACCTTTTCATATACTTAATTTCACGATTATACACGCATTTTCATCTTCATCACATCACCAGGCGCATAATTCAAAATACTAAAATCATTCATAATATACTCGTCAATACTATCCTTCTTTACTGCAATATTCAATGTCGGATACTCTCCGGAAGATTCACGATTTATTTGTTCCTTAAGAGTATCTATGTGATCATCATAGATATGTGCATTCCCTATAAAATGCACGAATTCCTTTGCCTTAAGACCCAAATGATGAGCAATCAAATGAGTAAGAAAACTATAAGAAGCTATATTAAAAGGAACACCAAGCCCAATATCACCACTTCTCTGATACAAAGAACACGATAGTTCATCTCCATTTACCACATTAAACTGGCATAAAATATGGCAAGGAGGCAAAGCCATTTGGTCAATCTGACAAGGATTCCAAGTTGACATAACAATTCTTCTTGATGTTCTTGTTTCTGGGTTCCTTAACTGCTCAATAACGTATTGTAACTGGTCAACACCCTTTCCACTATAATCACTCTCACATGTATCATACTCGGCATTGAAATGACGCCACTGGTGTCCATAAACAGGTCCTAAATCATCTTCGCGCAAATGTTGTAATCCACGTGAATCCAAAAACTCCCGGCTTCCATTACCATCCCAAATATGGACATTCTCTGCCTTTAAGTCACGATTATCAGTATTACCACGGATGAACCAAAGTAATTCCTTCAAACATGTTTTCCAGGCAACACGTTTTGTTGTTAAAAGAGGAATCTTATTATCACGTAAATCAAATCGCATCATATGCCCAAACACTGATTTTGTTTTACCATTTCGGCCTTCTTCCCAGACACCATCGTTGAGAACCTTATTAATTAATTCACGATATTCTTTATCATGTTCGTAAAGCATCTTTGTTACGTAATATTATACACGACGAACCTTTTAATTTCTTTTCGTATTCTATAAGTATGGATTCTGTCTCTGACATTAAAGGTGAAATGAAGGGATTTGGTGGGTTTTTTAAATATGTGTTTGACTTTGATGAGACTAATAAAGCTTTGATGTTCAATATGGTCCAGTATGCGATTTTGGCATTAATTCCATCTGTTTTAGCATTAAAGGGTATCAGCTATGTTATTCCAGAGGAAGATGAAGAAAAGGGTTCTTTAGAAATCTCAGCAGAAGTATTAGGACAAGTTCTTCTACTAATCATTTGTATATGGTTCATAAATAGAATGATACGTTATATACCTACTTACAGTGGAGTTGAATATCACTCATTTAATGAGCTCAACTTCATCATTCCATTGTTAATTGTTATTTTGACGATGCAGACTCGCCTTGGAGAGAAGATCCGTATTTTGAGCGAACGAGTGATGGAACTTTGGGAAGGTAGAAATGGTGAAAAGAAGGATGAAAAGAAAGATGCTGGCAAGGGTGGTGCCGTGAAGGTTACACAACCTCTTGCTGGTGGACGGGGTGCCGCTCCTCTCGTGAACTCAAGCACTCTTGGTATCAACTCAATGGGTGGTGGTATGCCACAAGTAGGCGCTCAATCTGCTGCTGCTATGACTCCTCCCTATCAAACACCAGACTTCGACCAAATGTATCAAAATGACTTAGTGCCTCTTATGGATGCAGCTGAACCTATGGCAGCTAATGAAACAGGCAATCCTTGGTCAGCTTGGTAATTTATTTACGTTTTGGAATATTATGTATTGTATCAAAACGTAAAATAGAAATATATTTACATATTATTCAACCTTATGCTTTAAAACTCGTTCAAAATGCTCTAACGTCTTGGTAATTCCACAAACTATACCTATCTTTGGTTCAAAGCCAATATTGTATTTCGCATTACTGATATTTGGAACTTGACTATATATCAGTTCATCATCTTCTATGCAATCACTATCATCGCGTATCCATGAAACCGCATTCAAATTATCATATCCTATCAACCTCATCACTTCGTTAATACAATTTAACACATTTATTACAGTAGTCCTTTCGTTTCCGCCTATATTAAATGCACCAACGTGATCGCTTCTAGCCAAACGTAAAAGAGCTTCTACAACATCATCAACATAACACATAACTATATTTGATGTCATAAGTTGATTACTTAGCCTAACATTGCTGCCATAAAATACATTTGATAAAGCTTGTGAGAACCAGTCATCATTTGTGTCAAGACTCATATAGGGTCCATACGGGTTATATATGCGCGCTATTTTCGCACGTACTCTGTATCTGCTTACGAACTCACAAGTCATAGCCTCTATAGAACGCATTACTTCTACATAGCAACTATTAGTATCAAGTGTATTTATACCAACGAATGTATCTTCACTCGTATTTTCATGAATCATCATACCATAAACAATTGGACTACTACATACAACTATTTTAGCATTGAAACGATATGCTGCTGACATAACAAGACGTGTTTGGCGAATCATTGACTCAAATGTATCAATTGGATATGTATACATCAATGGTTGTATTCCCAATGGAGTAATGTAGTAAATCTCATAGACATTCTGTATCTTGTAAAGTAATTCTTGAAACAATGTTCCATCAATGATACTCATTTTATGAAAGCGGACATTAACAGCTTTCTCCATAGGTAACGACTTTAGCATTTGAAATAAGGCATCTTGTTTAGCAGTTTTACAATCATCAATTACGTGTATTCTTACATAATTATGGTTTGTTATTAACTCCTTCACAAGATTAACACCCACAAAATGACATCCTCCAATAACCAATATATTACTCCAATTCCTTTGATTCATTATTTGTAATAGCATTACACAATCGTTTGATAGAAATAAAATACCCATAACATTACTATCAAACATTAATACTAGTCTAACCATTCTCAACTTTATTCAAATCAACAACAACTTCCTTAGCTATATTATGTATCAAACGGTTCTCGTCGTTAGAGTTCTTTTCAATAGGATGAGTGCAAGCTCTTACTAACATAAGGTACTCATTCGTGAGGCGCTCACTCTTATGCCAGTCAGGATGTGATTTCTCCCAATCAGCAATTATCTTGCTTTGTTTGGCAGCCACTTCTGATATAGCACCACGAAGTTTACCACGATTTGTCATATCACCATCCCATTCACCATCATCTTTGATATACAATGTTTCCATATTCAGATCTGTGCAATGTATTGGTCGTTTATATAAGTCTAGTTGTCGTAATCCATTGATAAATACATTACCAACTGCATCAATCATCCCTCTATCGCGTATGCCCAATAGGTCACGAAGTTCTATTCGTAATGATGCCACAAAATCTCGCAAATTTAGAGCATCTTTGCAATGTTCTTGTAAAAACACATTGATATTGATATTATTGTTGTTATAGTTACCTATTTTTGGTATCATATCCTTTACCGTAGACAGTAAGAGTTGTGTTTGTTCCCTCTCCTGTTGTAATTGTATTTCCATCATTTGGCGTTGCTCGTGATGTTTGCGCTCATTTTCTTTCAAATAATTCAACATTTCTTGTATCATTTTTGATGATACATCTGACTTTGTGTCATCCGATGTGTGTTCTTCTTTACAGATTACACCATTATTAGTATCATTCATCTGGCATCTTTGTTCATGCTTCCACAATCCACTTCTATTACTATAGGAGCGTTTACAAAATGAACATATATGTGGTTCATTCTTCTTATGAATACGTGAATCCTCACAACAACCTGTATTTCTCTTGTGTTTTATTGTATTTAGATGCTTTGAGTATGATGACCTCCTTTCTGTAGAATAAGAGCAAATATCACAAGTATAGATATGAGGTTTTTGCATTAGTATAACTATTAAATGGCCAGACATTTATTTAAATCTATTCACATCAGGACTTACTGTAATTATTGTCATGTTCCAAATACTAATTCATACCCCCCAAATTCTGCTATTTTAGTTTATCATTCAACTAACATGCCTAAATTTGAAGGCGTTTCCAAATGTTTCCACGAGACCAACAGCCCATCTCATTTGCAACTTTTTAAAAAGGCAAAATCTTACTTATTGTCGTCTCAGCTTTGAAAAAAGTTGCACGGTTTCCAAATGTTTCCACGAGACCAACAGCCCATCTCATTTGCAACTTTTTTAAAAGGCAAAACGTTATTTATTGTCGTCTCAGCTTTGAAAAAAGTTGCACGGCTTTTTCGAATAAAAATGACCATCAAAAAACATAAAAAATCCCAAAATTCCAAAAACATCGTCTCATTTTCAAAATTCACTTTTCATTTCTTAACGTCCTTATCCATAACAAAATCTAGAATCAAAATCCTTGCACATTTTTGGAAATTTTTTATTTTATGCTCTTATTTTCAAAATTGACACTTCATTTCTTAACGTCTTTATCCATAACAAAATCTAGAATCAAAATCCTTGCACAAAAAACGCGTTTTTTCAAAAGTGTTTTCAAAACGGGGGTTTTTAAGATTCCAAAATCCCAAAATCGAAGAAAATACTCTCAAAAAAACTGAAAATTTGCAAAAAACGTGCCTCTGTTTGGTTCCCCTACCGAGTGGATTTTCTATAAGAGTTATTGTGTATATTGTGAGCATTTATGGTTTACAATTTCATATAAATAGATATATGAGACCCTTGAGTTTTTGGGTTTGGATTTTGAACATCAGTTGTTTGTAAGTGAAACAGTTTAGGTGCTAGGTTTATACTATTGACATATGTAAAGTCACACAATGACAACATTTGACGTTTCAAAACTTTTATCAGCAATTGATAATGAAAACAATGAAAGCATTTTACATTTGAGCTCAAATACAATCAAGACCCGCAAGAATGATATTTTACAAAAGCTCAATTTGCCAAGACAGACTCTACTTTCTATGCATAAGGGATTGAAAGGTTATCGCTACATAGATGAGCTAAATGAGTTGAATTATGGATGTTTTGTTCGTTGGATAGATTTGACAGACCCAACACAATTGAAATTAACGAATGGTGGTATTGTATGTGATATGAAACCAACAGATGACGACATCCTTGTGGTATGTAAGAATCTATATGGTCGTTTCTTCCAATTCTATTTCAATAAATCACTCATATTCCAGAAATTAACGAACCAAGAGAAGATATTACTAATAGCAATGGATCATCTATCATAAATGATTACTCCAAAACAAGTGGAATAATCATTACATAACTTAATAACTATCAGCTAACGACGTACACTACTGCTTTTACGTTTGGTCTTTACTGGTTTCGCGGTTCTCCTTCGCAAGTTAATTGTCTTTTTCCTACATGAAAAACCTGTATCGGTTATGTTCTTACCATGAAGTATACTCTTTTTACATATTGCAATTCTGTTTGACTCGGTATTGTTTCTACTGCTCTTTACTTTCTTAATACAACGACATAGTTTGTCACTTAAGATTCCGGTTGCTTTCTCTTTAATCTTGTCATATGACATATTCGCATTGTGCTTTATATCATAATATTTCAATATTGATTCATAGTCCTTCCGAGTCAATCTGGAATTCATATGGAAAACTGAACTATATAAATAAGTGAGGATTTTTATTATATGTAAGCTAGTTTGGTTACGTGACTCACATATAGCGCGGCTTTCTATTTATATGCTAATATAGTTCCACTATATAGATGTATGTTTGGTTGCTTCATATTTCATCATTATTATACAAGTATAAATGGTTATGTATAATCTTTGTAATTGTTAGTTTGTGTGTATATATTATAGTAACACATACGTTTATGAAGCGAAAACCAATTGTTGTAGTCTTTGATTTAGATGAAACATTAGGTTCGTTTGTTCAACTAGGTGCAATTAAGAGCATTTTAGAGGCATATGATAGGCGAAAAATGACAAATGAAGAGTTCCATAAGTTAATCGATTCAAACCAGGACTTTATAAGGCCAGGTATAATTGATATTTTAAAGTATGTTACCGATAAGCGTAAGAAGGGATATTGTGATTCTGTAATGATATATACTAATAATCAAGGACCACCCGAGTGGGCTGAATCTATTGCCGACTATTTCACAAGACGCATTGGTGTTCGTGTGTTTGACAAAATAATAGCAGCATTTAAAGTAAACGGCAAACGTGTGGAACCAGGCAGAACTTCACACGACAAGAGTTACTCTGACTTTCTTAGATGCACACGATTGCCGCCAGATACAGAGGTGTGCTTCATAGATGATGTAGACCATCCACATATGGAACATGGAAATGTATATTACGTAAATTTAAAACCATATGACCATAAACCGTCATTACTCCATTGCGTAACAAATTATTACAATGATGACCATACTGTATCAAAAGTTATGCATTATGCGACACGTTACTACTCTCAATCAACATTGAATGGTAAACCAAAAACAGAAGCAGAGCAAGAGGTAGATATCGTAATTGGAAAGTATCTTCTTCAGCGAATGTATGACTTCTTTAATACGCATCATAGAGGCGGTATTATTCCATTCACAAGACGTAAAAACATTAAAATAAAACGTCCGCACAAGCGAAGTACAAAGATCTATAAGCTATAATTTATGAATTATATACTAAGTGTTATGCTATAAAATGATATAACACTTCGTTTCAGACACGTGATCCAAGTTCAATAAGCTTCATATCATATTCGGACCTATCACCGCCAAGGAATTGTTTTAACCCGGGAAATATGCGAATTATAGATGATGACAATAAGAAGATTCCAGCACTAAAAGCAATTCCTCTGCCAAACTGGCTAACAGGCCTCTTTGTAAAAGGATTAAAATTATACACTAAGAACACAGCAACATAGATGCTCAATGCTTTATCCAAAAGTTCCATATATTTAGGATTAATTATGTATACACCAAGCCAGGTTAACGTGAGGAAAATATATGATGCCCATAATCCAATCGTATATAGGTGCTCGTGCCACGGTTGTTGAGCCATTATATAGTATATATGAATATGCTATTTTAAGTATCAGTTATTATGTTGCGTTTTATACACAATTTTTGTTATAGTTG